TGTACCAACTGTAGAACTACCACCATTACCACTTTCATCACTTGAATTAGCAGTTGCAGTAGCTGTAAAAGTAAATGTGTTAGCAGTTGGAACACTATCTATTTGATACTCTTGATTTAAAACTGCAGCAGTAATATTACCACCTAAACTAGCAGCATTACTAAATGTAACAAAATCTCCTTCTACTGCACCATGAGAAGTATCTGTAGCTGTAATAGTTGTACTTCCATCTGTTGCTGCAAATGTTACATCTCCTGCAGATGTTGTACTTCTAATAGGTGTTACATCGTAATAAACATTGCCTTGTAATACATAAAATTTTTGATGAGTGCCTAAAGTTATATAATCAGTACCATCAGATACTTTATATGGATAAATTTTTCTACAAGTACCTATAAAACTATCTGTGCTTTGTTTTTGCCAACCACCTATTCTTTCAGGTCTACCTTTACGAAATCTAACTTTATCTGCATCAAACCAGCCACCTTCATTACTATAATTAGTACCTTCTTTATTTATACCTGGTTTAAATACATACTTTGCTAATGGCATAGTTAAACCTCATGCCATTCTTTGCCTTCAAATAGTAAGGCTTCTGCTTCTCTTCTTCTTATTAGACCTTGTAAAACCTTTCCACCAGCTTTATTCCATCTTTTTATTTGTGCTGGTACATCATTCCAATCTGGATGTGAACTATTTAACACTTTTAACAAAGTTGAACTTTTTAAATTAGCTGGTCCAAGATTAAATACCCATGAAACCATAGCATCAAATTCGTTTTGTTTTAAATTAGTTTCAACCAAGTCATTTATATAACCTTCGTATTCTTCCATTTCGTGTAATAACAATTCATCAGCTTCTTCTTGGGTAATAGTATCACCCTCTTTAACACTTTTAGTTGAACCATAACCTATTGTCCAAACTTCTGCTGCACATTTGTAAGCTTCAAGTTCACAACCTTCAAATTTTTTAATTAATGATAAACCCTCTTGTGATATATTCATATTATTCTCCTTTGTCGCTGGTATGAGATGCTCCGAAATAAAACGAAATAATTGCACTTGCTAACCCTCCTAAATAACCTAACACTAAATTTATAAGTGCTTCAGAATTTTGTTCTGGTGGTTGTAAAGTAACTAAAAATATATAACCTAAAAAACCACCTATGGTAAATAAACCTATAATACGGGCAGTCCAGTCTTTGCTAAACATACCTCTAGCATTTTGTTTATCTGCTACTTCTAACTTAAATACATCTACATCAAGTTCTTTCATTTGTACTTCAAACTCTTGTTCAGCTTTTTTAAGTTCTAGCATTTGCTCTGGTGTAGCATTTTGTATAGCTTGTTGTATAGATTTTTGGTCATTAGATACGCCTAACACTTCAGCTATTTTACCCATAGCCATTCCACCTAAAGGTCCACTAATTGCTGTGCCTAATGTTGGTGCAACAGCACCTACTATATTTTTTAATATTGCTTTCATAAAATTCCTTTAATTAATCTATTGTATATATTTGTATTGGTTTTTCTTTACCTTTTACATATATACTTTTTAATTCTTTTAATATTATTTCAGAACTAAAATTTTCTACATGAATTGTATTATATCCAATAACAATATCTTCTCCAACTTCCTTTGTAGAGCTTTCAAGCCTAGCAGCAAGGTTTACTGCATCACCTATAGCGGTATAATCAAACCTAGTTTCGCTTCCCATATTGCCTATAACAGCATATCCAGTATTAACACCTATTCCTATTTCAACACCTAAATTAGCTTTTTTAATATTTTCTTGTATTTCTTTAGCACATAACACAGATAAAGTTTCATGGTCTGGAAGGTCAATCGGTGCGTTAAAAATAGCCATCATGGCATCACCAATATATTTATCTACCATACCGCCATACTTTTTAACTGCATCTGCTTGTATAGTAAGTGCTTTATTCATTATTTCTGTTACTTGTTCTGGTTCTAACTTTTCAGACATTGCAGTAAAACCTCTTACATCTGTAAATAAAAATGTACAGTATCTTCTTTCACCACCTAATACTAAAGAATCTGGGTTATCTTGTAATTTTTTAACTTGTCTTGGGTCAAGATAATGTTCAAATTGTTTTTTAATTTGTTGTCTTAATTTGTATTGTTCTCTAAATCTTAAATAAAAACCTATTGATGCTGTTATAAACTGTGAAATTAATGTCCAACTTACATCTATTAGTATTCCACGCTGGATTAGATAATGTCCAAAAAATATTGTTAAAAAGAATAATATACTGGTAAATGTTATTCCTAGCGTCATTCCAAAAATATTTACACATAACCAGACAAAAGTTACTGTTATCACTAGAATTAATAATTCAACTGCTAAATGCCAATCAGGAATATAAGGACTGTCTTGTATTAAAATTGATTCTGCTAATGCTGCTTGTATTTTATGTGGTTCTAATAATCCAACTGGTGTAGCTATTTGAGGAAATACGCCATTTGCAGTAACACCTACAAAAACAAACTTTCCATTTACATTCATCTCTTGTAAATTAGTTTGTTCTGTATCTATCCAACTAATCCATTTACGACCAAGACTATCTGTTTTAACAGGTGGTATTCCTCGTATTGATATTTCTTCTATACCATTATCATTAGTTTTTATAATATATGTTTTTACACCAAACAAAGCTTTGTATATTTGTGTACCAAAACTAGGAATCCAATTATTATCAGGTGTTTTTACTAAAAGAGGTATTTTTCTTACAAGTTGGTCAACTTCGGTGGGAGCAATAGCTAAACCAGATAGCGTATTATTTGCTAGTAGAGGATGGTTTTGTTTCACTCCCAAAGATACTATACCACCATTATCCTCACCTTTCACTACAGTTCCTGTTGGTTTAGGATAATTACCTTTACCATCTTCAAACATAGCTATTACACTTGGTGCATATCCTAAAGACCTTCCAAAATCTTCATCACCACCCATTCTATCTGCTTGTGGAAAAGATATAACCCAACCAACTCCTAAAGCACCTTTACCAATAATTTCCATTTGTATATCAGCTAATCTTTTTCTAGGTAATGGATAACCACCTTCTCGTTCTACATCTTCTTCTGTTATGTTAAGTATTACAAAATTACCTGATGGTTCTGGTGTTTGTATAAATGAGTCAAATACTTTTAGTTTTAATATTTCTGTAGGTGTTGACTGATATATTAATGGCAATAAAAGTATTATAAGTATAGGTAATAATAATTTTTTCATCCGCTACTTTGGTTAATTGTTATAACAGAGTCTCCTCCGCCATTTATTTTTACTATATTAGATACTCCATCTTGTATCAAAATTACTGTATAGCCATTTCCTGAGTTTAAATCTACTTGTACTGATTCACTTATTTTTCTACGCAAACTTATAACTTGTCCTGTTACTATTGTAGTTATCTGTGTATCTGTGTCTTGACCAATTAAAGTACCAGAAATATTTACACCTGTAGCTAAAGCTAATTGGTCCTCTTCTTTTTCTATTGCTAAAGCATCTAAAACATTTAATAAATCTTCAAGAAAATTAACATCTAAATAGTTAATATCTAATTCTGTAAACTCTAAACTATTATCTTCTAAAAAATCTTCTGCTAAATAATCTATATCTAAATCATTAAAATCTAATAAATTAACTGTTTTAGTTGTTGCTGTTTCTTCTTGTGCAATATCTTCTTCTTTAGGTGGCGTAACAATTAACATATTATCTATAATATCTAATGTTAAATCTAATATTACAGGTTTAGTAGGTGAGCTCTCAAATACATCTACAGTAGTGGCTTGGTAAGGTTTATTTAATAAAACTGTACCCATAGCTGTAACTACCTCTATTTCGCCACTAGAAAGCCCTAGAGCGTCTGGTAGCAATATTATAAGGCTACGCCCTAGTTCATCAACTGTAGCCGTAAAATCAGTCCCTCTAATCGCTATATTTGCAGTAGGTGTTTTTAAAGATATGTTTTGCTTATCTATGCGGTTTAGATTACCAGTAATAAACCTTGCTGTACCAAGCCCAAAGGTAAGAGCCATCTTTGCTTTGCTTGGGTCAGGGTCATAGATATATTCATCTATTAAAAGCTGTGAGTGTTCAGTTAGCTTTACAGTTGAATCATCTAAAAAAGTAATAGCCATACGACCATTTTTAGTTATAGCTTCATCATTGCTTTGTATAGCAAACTTTAAATTAGCCTCGTAAGGTTTATCTCTTACAATTTGTGCTGAACCATTTAGTTCAGATATATCTCCAATATCAGCAGCTTGTGCTTGTACCTTGGTCGTTTTGAATAACGCACACAGTACCACTATTGCCAATAGATAGAATTTTAAGCCAGTCATTATCTTGGGTACTTGCTTGTGTAATATTAAATGTTCTACTATTACCTGCTTGGTCTAAATAAAAATAACCACCAGCATAACCAGAACCTGTAAAGTTTACTGTGTTACTATCACCATCAACATCAACATAAGAAGTACCGCCATCATAATTAATATCAAAGTCAAATGTATTACTATCACCTTGTATAATCCAATCTAAATCAAGAGTTGCTGCTAAAGCACTTGTGCCATGGTCTAAAGTAAATGTATTGGTACTACCTGTAACAGCAACATTATAATTTGAACTATCAATACCATAAGTATTAGTAGGGTCGCCTTGAATAGTGAAAGTATTACTATCACCATCAAATTCAAAAAAACCTGTTATAGAATCTCCTAATATATCACCAAGAAATTTGTTTGTATCACCTATTTGATTTATATCTAGCGTCATAGTAGTACCATCTAAATCTAAAGCAGTAAGAGTTCCTGCTACAGAATTTAAACCACCAATAATATTTCCAGAACCAATTTGTTCTAAATCTATATTAGCTGTTGCACCTGACTGGTCAACATAAATTTCGTTATCAGCCGCGTATATTGTCAATGCAGTCAGCATCACAATCAGGCTTATTAATTTTAATTGTTTCATTTTTTTTCTCCCAGAAACCTTTGTTATAACCTATTTTAACGATTTGGAAAACAGCTTCTTCTATAGCTTTTTGTAAAGCTAAAGTTGTAGGTTCGTTTTCTGCATCTCCTGTTTCTATTTCTACAAGTTCTGTACCTGCTTCAATAAATCTAAAAACATCTTGTGATTGTCCATAACTATAAATTTGTTTATTTACTAGGACATCAATTAATACCTCTCCTGTAGCTATAGAAACCATACGCAAGGCAACTGTTATATTGTCTATACGATATTGTTTACTACTACCAATCCCTAAATATCTAGCACCTATACCACCGCTTTTAATATTTGTGTCATATCCAATTACGGCACCTTCCATAAGAACACCTGCAAATAATAAAGGCATAATAGGTTTAAGTCCATCTGTTGCTTCATTTTGTTCTCTAGCAGAACGAATTAGTTGTCTTTCTTTTGTAAGATTATCTAATCCAACTCTTTCAGCTACTCTAAAAAATTTACCATCTGCAGTATGTTTAAGAGTTCTAATTAATAAATGACTTGGTGCTTGTGTTATAGCAGATGAAAACAAAGCAAATTCACTATTACTTTTTCTTTGACCTGTTTGGTCTGTAAAACTATTAGGATATACTGCGACAACAATAGGTATTTTAGGTTGTGCTACATTTAATAATTCTTCAGATTGTATTTGTAAAATACTAGGTAAAGTTTTACCTTGTTGTAAATTAGTATCTACAGGAGCTAAACTACAACTAGAAAGAAAAATCGCCAATAGGTAGTTGTATTTCTGTAACATTTCCGTTTTCATCCGTTATTATAAGAGTAATAATGCCATCTTTAATACTATATTGGATAGTATTACCCTCTAATGTTAAAGTACCCTCTGTGCTTGGTGTTTCTCCAAATAAATTTTCTACTAACTGTCTTGATAGCTGTGCATAAATCCTTGACTCTAAATTACGAATAAATCTAGCTAATGTAGTATTTTCTTTATCTCTTTCTAACTGTTCTTGTATAGCTTTAATTTCTTCTTTGATAGACATTTTACGATTAAATTCTTGGTTTTCTATCGTTAAATAATGTGAACTTGTACCAATACCGCTAAATGATGGATTTTTAAATTTATGAGTTATTGTATCTGCTTTTAAATTTACAGCAATAATTCCAAAAAATAATATAAAACCTATAAAAACTATAGTTATTGTAAGTCTATATTTTTCTAATTCTTTTTTATCAATCTTTTCTTTGGTCATCTCTATCTGCCTTAGCAATTTTATTGCTATCAATAAGTTGTGGTACTCCTAATATAGTTTTAATAAGTGTATCTTGTCTTATAATTTCGTTATCCAATGACCTTATTCTATCTATTAATGCTACTAAAATACCATGTTGTGAATCAAGTTTTGTGCCTAATCTTTCTTCAATGGCTTGTATTTGACCAGCTACTTTTTCATCAACTACATCTAGTTTTTGTTCCATGCCATCCACAATACGCATGATAAGCTTATAAATAAACCAACCAAGACCAAGTGCGGCTGCAATAGGAAATCCAACTTCTTGAATTAAAGTAACGGCTGATTCCATTAATAATCACCCCAAACTTTAACTTTTTTTCCTCCATGATATTCAACAGCATGACCTTCATTAATAAGCATTTGACAAATGTCTTTGCCATCTTCTGTATAAGGTATACCTAATATACGACCATATTTACCTTTACCTAAAGATTTAACTTTTATACTGCCACAACAAAGTTCTTTAAGTCTTTCTTTAGCAGCAAGTCCTAATTTTTTTTCTGCTAAATCTCTAGTTCTACTTTCAGGAGTATCTATACCTGCAAGTCTAACACGCTGTTTATGTAGTTTTACATCAAAGCCTAAATCAAGACAACAATCAAATGTGTCTCCATCTACTATTCTTTCTAGTGTAGCGTTATATACAAACGCATCTGGTGCATTAGCCATTATCTTTTTTTTCCTTTATGTAAGCCATGTCTTGCGTGTTGTTTACCTTTTCTTGTAGCTGCTCTTTTTTTTCTATTAGCTGCTGCAAGTTTTTTTCTACCTTTTGGTGTAGATTTTAATCTATTTATTTGTGCTTTTGGTGCATATACCTCACCTGTTTCAGATGATTTTTTACCGCTAGGAGTAGTCCACTTTTGACTTGACCATGTTTTTAAACTTTTTTGAGATTTTTTTAATGGCATTATTCTTCCTTATCATTATATAAATTATCAAATACTTGATTTACATCTAAAGTGTAATCTAAATCAGATTTACTATAATGAATATGTTGAGAAGGTCTAAAGTCTGGAGCACCTTCTCCTAATTCAAATTGTGCAGGTCTTGTAACTCTTACTCTATTATTAGGTAAAGCAACTATATTTCCTGTCCATTTTCCTGCATCTAATAATTCAAGAACATGATTTTGTTTATGTTGAGCTGGGTCATCTGCTGTATCAGATTTTGTGTAATCTACAGTAAAGTAATACTTTGCAGGATAAAATTTACCATCAATTTTTGCCATCCAAGGACATGGAGTACAATTTTCTAATACATATATACTGTGTGTACGAGATGCACAATCCCAAGGTTGTGCTGCCCAAACTTCCATAGGTTCAGCCCATTCTTCAAAAGGTGTATCACCTACAAGAGCTGTAATAGGCATACGAGCCCACATAGCTCCACCATGTACATTTGGTTTATCTGTGTCGTAAGTTTCTGCACCTGTAAAAATTACTTGGAAAGACAAACATCTTTTTGGAATTGTTGTAACTCCAATAACCATAGCGTGTAAAAATTCACCATGATATTTTTCGTGATTGTGTGTATATTCTTTTCTAACCCAACACTTAAAATAAGGTATGCTGCTTTGCAAATAAGCCATTTACTTATATCCACCACCTGCTTTTTTATAAGCTTTTGCTAACATTTGTGCCTTCCTTGCTGACCATTGTCCAGGTCTACCACCTTTACCACCAGCTTTTATTCTATTAAATATACGCTTACGCATACCTGGTTTAGTGTAATTACCAGCTTTATTTACTGTGCTTTTACCTTTTTTAAATTCTGTAACTTCTCTTTTAGCTCTACTCACGCTATAAATCCTGCTGTTATTACAGTAGCTACTATAAATGGATAGACTGCCCATATCATCATTTCAATTTTATCAAAACGCTGTGAGCCATCTTCTAATCTTTTGTCAATGCTTTTGTATAATGCTTTACATTCTCTTTCGTGAGATTCTATAGCATTTAAAGCATCTTTAATTGTTGCCATTACTTTTTTGGTGCTTTATCTTTAGCTTTTAAAACATTTAATGCACACCAATCTATAATTTTATAAATTTTACCAAACCATACATCATCTTTAGGAGTAGGTGTAATTGCTGCTATAACAGAAGCTATAGAAATAATAGCTGTAATCCACATTAATATATTAAGTATTGTCATTTTTATTTTCCTTTTTTTTAGTTTTATTTTCTTTTAAAACTTCTGTTGCTACATCAGAAGTAGTTTCTGCAAGTATATTAGTAAATACTGATAAACTTGCTTTTACTTGGTCAAGTTGAAAATTTAAAGCTGCTGCTTTTTTATTTAAATCATCAATTTGAGCCTTGCAATATTCTTGCTCATTAGTTAATTTTTTTTTTTCTTCCATAATATTCTTTTAGTTAATTAATTTTTATTTATACCTATTATGCAATCAAATTGAAAGCTAACTTATTAAAGTATCTTTTTTTTGCACATCCCAACAGTTTAAGTTGGATGCGATGGTTCGTCTTTCTCCTTCACCTTTGAAGGGATAGACCATGTGTTGCAACCAAGAAGGGAAAAGTAATAACTTTCCTACTTCTGGAGTCATAACAAATGATTGAGCTGGTTTTAATCTTTCACCATCTATAACTGATACTTGTCCGTATTGAAATGTTATACAGCCATCTGAATGTCCACTTTCGTTGTATAGCGAATAAGTTGGTGATTGAGCATTAACATTACCTATTTGCGGTGGTACTTTAGTCCAAGCTGTAGTTGATATGCCCATTAATGTTTTAGTGCCGTGGTCATGTATTGGATTGTAATCACCATCGTAACTATGTACTGACCAAGTTTCATCTATTTGAACTTGTTTATCACCTTTAATACTATTACCCGAAGCAGCAAAATGATTAATATATTCAGCACCAAGGCTGCAGATAAAATTATTATACTTAACCATTCTTTTATCATTGTGGTCTAACAGTAATTGTTCTCCTTTATCTATTTGTCCTACTAAAGTTTTTGCTAACGATTCTTTGTTTTTATCTTCCCTATACTCGTCCATATAATCATTAACGCTATCAATCATATCTTGTGGCATTTGTGCTTCTAACACATATACCGAAGGCATATTATGCATTAAAAACTTTCCTTCAGTCATATTTAACTAGGTACGCTAAATGCTTGGTCTGGTGTACTTAATGTAGGTGGGTTAGTTATAACGCTATCTACTTGACTAGCGAATACTACATCCCATTCTGATACAGGGCATATAGCTACTAAGTTAGCATTAGTCCAACTACCTTTAGCTTTTAAAGTAAAGTTAGCATTTCCGTCATCATCAAGTTGTTTAA